GGCAGCTTGGCACCAAGACTGTAGATAAGCTAGGTCTACCATCACTACAAAACTGTGCATTCGTTACAGTTAACAATCCTATTAGACCTTTTACATGGGCATTTGAAATGCTAATGTTAGGTTCAGGTGTAGGCTACAACATTCAAAAGCACAACGTTTATCAACTACCTAAAGTAAAAGGGAAAGTCAAGATAGAACGTAAAGACGTAAAAGACGCTGACTTCATTGTACCAGATACACGTGAAGGTTGGGTAAAGTTATTAGGTAAAGTATTGAAAGCGCACTTCTATTCTGGAGAAGGCTTTACATATTCTACAATGATGATCAGATCGAAAGGTGCTCCTATCAAAGGATTTGGTGGCACAGCATCTGGCCCAGGAGATCTTTGTTGGGGGATCGTCGAGATCAACAAGATATTGAATGGTCGTGCTAACAAGAAGTTAAGACCAATCGACTGTCTAGATATCATGAACATTATTGGTATGGTAGTTGTAGCAGGAAACGTTAGGCGTTCTGCTCAAATCTCTATAGGTGACTACGACGACATCGAGTACTTAAAAGCCAAACGTTGGGACCTTGGTTCTATTCCTAACTGGAGAGCTATGAGTAACAACTCTATAGTAGCACCTGAGAACACTGACGACCTACTTCCTGAGTTCTGGGAGACTTATAACCAAGGTGAACCTTACGGTCTTATCAACTTAGAGTTGAGTAAAACTGTAGGACGCACTGGTGAAACACAATATCCTGACCCAGAAGTAGAAGGGTTTAATCCTTGTGCAGAGCAATCACTTGCTAACTTTGAAACGTGTTGTCTAGCTGAAGTATATTTACCTAATATAAAAACATACAACGAGTTACTAGAATCCATTACATTTGCCTACCGCATGAACAAGCATTCTCTTGCTTTACATTGCTCTCTAAAAGAGACAGAGAATATTGTTAACAAGAACATGAGAATGGGAATCGGTATGACAGGTATTTTACAAGCCACAGAAAAACAGCGTAGCTGGTTAAAAGATGCTTATGTTTGGCTTCGTGAGTACGACAAAGAATATTCTGCTAAACATAAATTTCCTACTAGCGTTAAACTAACTACAGTTAAACCTTCTGGCACATTAAGCTTGTTAGCAGGTGTTACACCAGGAGTGCATCCTAATCCAGCAGGCCCACATTACATTCGCCGTGTAAGAATATCATCACAGTCACCATTAGTCGACGTTTGCCGTCAACATGGTTACTACATTGAGTATCAACGTAAGTTTGATGGATCAGAAGACAAATCTACAATGGTGATATCATTCCCTTGTAAACTACCTAAAACTACTCCTGTTGCTGCTGACTATGACTGGAAGACACAGATGGACATGGTACGCCGTATGCAAGCTGAGTGGAGTGACAATTCTGTAAGCTGTACTGTATACTACAAGAAAGACGATATCGAAGACATCAAGAAGTACTTGAAAGAGCATTTCCGCCACGAAATGAAGACAGTATCATTCTTGTTGTATCATGGCCACGGGTTTGATCAAGCCCCTTATGAGACTATCACAGAAGAGCAGTATCTTGAAATGACAAAGAATGTTAAGCCAATTACGTCTGTTGAAGTGAAAGAGTCTGAAATGGAGCTAGCCGAGTGTGAAGGCGGATACTGCCCGGTTAAGTAATATGAAAACAAAAAAGTACGTTGAAAATAAGCACTATTATTTAGAAGGAGAGAGGATCGTTTTTACGGCCCTTTTCCATCTAGAACGTGGTCAATGTTGTGGTAGTGGATGTAGACACTGTCCTTATGATCCTAAACATACAAAAGGTACTATAAACATTAATAAAAAAGGTAGGAAATAGTTTTGTATATTTATCTAAAATCACACCATGACATTTACTATTACTAGAGAGTATCTTTACCTTGGAGTGACAGTCTTACTTCTTTTAATCCAAGTATGGCAGTTAAGAAAAGTGGATGTACTCAAAAGAGAGATTAAAGATCTTTGGGACCAAATTCATATTATTGCTATATCAGCTGGTAGTACACTACAAAAACTAGAAAAAAAGATCGATGGAAAACAAGACAAAAGTTGAAGAGTCAAAAGGCCTAGGTGATACTATTGCTAAGATCACTCATGCAACAGGTCTAGATATTGTAGCAGAGAAAGTTGCTCATGCTATGGGTAAAGAAGACTGCGGTTGTAATAAACGCCGTGAAAAGCTAAACGAACTATTTCCTTATAAGACTGAAGATAAAAAAGACTAATCAAGTTTATGAATAAAAGTTATGTTACGGTCAGGTCTCTTGATACACTAAAAGAGATGGTTGATCACATTAAGTCGCACGACCTTATTTCATTCGACACAGAAACAAACAGTCTAAACCCTCGTAAAGGTAAGATCATTGGCTTCTCTGTATCAGCTGAAGTTGGCAAAGGCTTTTACATGCCTACTATGATCTGTGTTGATGGTGAATTACAAGATGCATATATTGATGACAAGCTCTGTCACGACCTTGCAAAGAAGACTATTTCACTTTTAATTGGTAAGAAGCTTGTGATGCACAACGCATCATTTGACTGTAGATTCGTTAAGTGCTTCTATGGTATAAACTTACTATCTAGCTTACACGTCGATACACTATTATTAGTACATACTGTACGTGAAGAAGGTGCAGGCTTTATGGCAGGCTCATCGTTTGGCTTGAAAGATATTGCTAAGACTATTCAAAAAGATATTGGCCTAGACATAGAGCAAGCTGCAAATGAAGAGCAGTTAAAGATGAAAGAGTCTATCAAGAACAATGGTGGATCAATTACGCGTGAGAATTATGAGATCTGGAAAGCTGACCTTGAACTACTGTCAGAGTATGCGTCAGCAGATACTGACTTAACTCTTAGAATATATCACCACTTCATGAATATACTGAAAGAAGAAGGGCTAGAACAGTTCTTCTTTGAAGACGAGGTTATGCCTGTGTATAAAGAGGTAACTATCCCTATGGAAATGGTTGGTATGAATATTGACCTTGAGCTTATAAAAAGTAGTCGTGCTAAGATTATAGAAGAGCTACAAAAGTATTCTGATCTTGTTACAAAAGAGTTGTTGAAGCATGAGACTGTTCGTGCTTGGGTTATTATGAAAGCACTAGATGCATATCCACCTAATAATAAAGGTACATTTGCTCAAGAACTTTGTCGTGAAGCTAAGTTAGACCTTGAAGCGTCTGCTAAAACAGGCAAGTTTAGTTTGACACAGTCTTCTTTGATTAGACTTCCTGAATCACCATACAAACACTTCTTACTACATGGTGATGAGTCTGTGCTTGATAAAGATGTTGTGACTAAAATTAGTCTTAGACTATGGAAACAAGACAATGATGGACAGTTCTTCAATATACAATCTAAAGACCAGTTAGGTGAGATTGCGTTTGGTGTGCTTGGGATCAAACCTTTGTCTACTACAAAAACAGGCAAGCCACAATTCGATGATGATACTGTGCAGTCTATTGCTGGCAAGTTTGAGTGGGCCAAGAACTTGCGTATCTACAACCGTCTACTCAAAATCAAATCAACATACATGGACCGTTTTCTTGACAATCAAGAAGATGGTCGATACTACTTCTATTACAAACAACATGGTACAGTGTCTGGCCGTTATGGTTCAGACGCACAACAGCTACCTAGACCTAAAGAAGAAGGTGATGATGAGCCAATCGTTATCGAGTACAACAACTTGATTCGTGCGTTCTTTATCCCAGAAGAGCATAATATCTTTATAGATGATGACTATTCATCTCTAGAACCCAGTGTATTTGCGCATGTATCTGGCGACGATGGTTTGATGGACATCTTCCGTAATAACTGGGACTTTTATTCTACTATTGCTATTAAAACTGAAGGGTATACAGACTATTCCCCTGATAAAAAAGCACAGAACTTCTTAAGAAAGCACCTACCTAAAGTTAGGAACAAGGCAAAAGCATACGCTTTAGGCATACCTTATGGCATGGGGGCATATGCATTAGGTATGAATCTAGGAGTCCCTACTAAAGAAGCTAAACAACTAATAGATGGTTATCTCAATGGATTTCCTGAGCTTAAAAAGTGGATGCTAAGATCTAAAGAATTTGTAAAAAAGCATGGGTATATTAAGACACAGGTTGGTAGGATCAGGCATCTTCCAAAGGTAAAAGCAATCTATGATAAGATAGGAGATGATCTCCTTGACTGGAATATTAAAAAAGCAATGGAACGTCAATATGGTGTAGATAGAATCAAGAATCTTAGTCGAGATTATATCAATGGTCTTAATAATGCATGTAACGTACAAATTCAAGGTCTCGCCGCCTCAATTGTAAATAGATCTGCATTAGCTATTAATAGACGATTCAAAGAACATAATATAAATGGCTGGGTATGCGCTCAAATCCATGACCAATTGGTAATTGAGGTAGAACACTCAAGAGCAGAAGAAGCGGCCAGGATCGTCCAGGATTGCATGGAGAACACAACCAAGCTAGATGTTCCTTTATATGCTATCCCACAAATTGCAAAGAATCTAAGAGACGGCCACGAGTAATTTATACATTGATCATATTTATTATAGATAGACAGTTGCCGGAATCAACTATCTATAATAACTTACTGGACTCACGAAGTATCGGTCATTCCGGGACCTTTACTTCCTCTGAGTCCATCTTTATTTTATGAAACATACATACATATATGTTAAACAAAGTCCATTAGGATTGTTATATTTAGGTAAGACCGTACAAAATCCATTTAAATATAAAGGATCAGGAAAACAATGGAGAAAACACCTGTCAGAAAATAGCATTACAATAGACAAAGTCACTACTTTTATACTTCATGAAACCTGCGATAAAGACGAGTTAGAATCAATATGCAGAATATACTCAGATCTTTTAAATGTAGCAAAAAGTAATAAGTGGGCAAATATGAAAAAAGAGATAGGCGATGGAGGTACAGATAAAGGACATCTAAAAGGTATAAAAAAGCCTAAACATAGTGAGCGCATGCAAGGACCTGGTAATCCTAGATTTAACAAATCTTTTAGCAAAGAGACAATAGAGAGGATGAGAATAGCACAAAAAGGAAAACATTTGGGTTCAAATAGCCCATCATCAGTTGCTGTCAATCAATATACCTTAGATGGAACTTTTATAAAAACATGGCACTCTATAATAGAAGCAGAAAGATCTTTAGGTGTAATACATCAACATATTAGCAAAGTATGTAAAGGGCAGAGAAAACAAACCGGCGGATATAAATGGTCTTATGCTACTTGAAACATCAATTTTATTAATATATTCTAGTTTTGTATATTTATTATCAAAGGTACTTGGTAGGCCTTAGTTACGAAAGACATATTAATTAACCGTTCACCGTAAGGGAACACAAAACAACAACCATGGGTATATTTAAACCATTCGAGCTGGATCCATTTGACCTGCTCTGGAGAGACTTGTTAGAAACACAATCTCATTTCTCTGCAATTACGCAGAAAGTAACACATCCAGGAGACATTTACGAAACAGAAGCCGGCATCAGATTTGAAATTGCCGCAGTAGGCCTTGACAAAGAAGACATCGAGATCTTAATTGAAGGAGATCAACTTCGCATTAAGTACGATAAAGTACGACCATTAGATCAAGAGACTGCGATTTATCGTGGTATCAAGAGAGGTTCTTTCGACCTTAGTTGGAAGATCAGCTCTAAATTTGATCTAAACAAACTAGGAGCCAAGTTAGACAGAGGACTCCTAACATTAACAATCCCAGTAGCTGAAGGGAAGGCTATCAAGAGGATTGAACTAAAATAAGGTAAATAGGCCTACCAAGTATCAAGTTATGTTTCAACGCTGTACCAATTTTATCAAAGTAAACGACGAATTGTTTCAAGTAGTTAGGGTTTTTTCTGAAGAAAGGATCAAGGACTTCAACTTGGCAAAAGAATTCTTTCAAGCAGAGTCTGTCTTTAAAAAAGAAGGCTTACTCTATTTTTGTAATAAAATAATTGACCTAGAAGTTGTAAATTAATCTTATGAATAAAATAACCCCTTTAAACGGCTTTGTAGTACTAAAGCCAGTAGAAACGCAAGAAGAAACATTTGGTAACATTATCATTCCAGATCTTGGTAAAGAAAGGCCAGAAATGGGAGAGATTGTTGGAGTGTCTGAAGTCTATAACTTTCATACAGACAAACTTATTCCATCAAGTCTTAATGTAGGAGACATCGCATTGATCCCTAAACTAGGATCACAAAGGATTGTTCTTGATGGACAAGACTACTTTATTTGTAAAGAGACAGACATATTTGCAGTCATTAACTAATGCCAATAGTTTATCAACATAGAAGAAAGGATAACCACCAGGTTTTTTA